ATGTAATCAAGGAGGGGAAGATATCTTCACTTTTCCAACACCAACAACTCCGTGACCAAGTTCTGTATAAGAAAACAATGAAAGATCGAATTGAAAGGACAACGAAGGAAAAACTCACGACAGATTTCCGGAACGGTAAGATGAGTGGAAATATTCTCTGGGAAAACTTCCAAAGGCAGTTCCTAGACAATAAAAGACGACCTAAATTCGATGAACAACTTTTCGAAGAGAGCATCTTGGAGAATGAAAAAAATAAATTGGGCTTGTCTTTAGATAAACTCAAAACACAAGAGGACCGAACTGACCCTGAATGGGAAGACGACTTGCTGAAGTTTTTTATAAAATCTCAATGGGTTAAGAAGAAAGAAAAGATCAACACCGAAGCTAAATCCGGACAGGTGCTCGCAGTCTTCAATGCGAAAGTACTACTCACACTCGGCCCATTAGGCAGATATATTACCACCCAGATGAAAAGATTAATGCCCGAGAATGTGATGATATACGCCAGGGAGAACCAACACACTCTCAACAGATTCATTAAGGAAAAATTTAATTTTGAAAGAGAGAGCTTGGAGAATGATTACACCAAGTTTGATCAATCACAGAAAGCTGAATTTGTACACTTTCAAATTCATTTACTTGAATACTTGAACATTCCAAAGTATCTGATCAAAATGTTCGTTGAGCTTAAACTTGGCTATCATGACGATAAATCAACTATCGACTTCATGATTCTGACAGGAGCATTTTACACCTATATTTTCAACACTCTCGATAACATGGCGTTTGCAGCTACCAAATACGCAATACCTATCGAAACACCTCAATGCTACTCGGGTGACGACTCAGTAATTAACGCTCCAGTGCAACCCACAGCCTATTTTAATGAGATTGAGAAGTATTTCCGACTCGTCTCTAAACCTTTATACTCAAAAAGACCAATGTTCTGCGGGTACTATTTCACATCTCACGGTATAATCAAGGATCCAATCCTTGTTTACTTTCGGCTTCAATTGGCTACTGAACAAAACAATCTGATCGATACAATAGAGAGCATTTATTTCGATCATCTTTTCGCTTATCTGCTCGGTGACACACTGTACGACCATATTGAACTAGAAGAGTTGGAGTATCACCAGGCCAACTGTAGATTCTTCACCCAGCACAAGAACCTAAATCGTTACTACCACAAGCAGGTAACCCAACTCAATAGAACGCTAAACAATTATATCGAGAAGACTAATGCGATCTGCTCCGTCATCTAAACGAACTGCTTCTTCTCCAACATGTACTTAATATTATAGACTGAGTCGTAACCTATTTTTAAGGGACGTTTCTTTTATTTTATCTTTATTTAATGAAAAATATTAATTTATTATTGGCTTAAGTTTTAACCGAGATCACTGATTACTAATCAGTGACTCCTTGGTTGAAATACAAAAAAACAAAAAACAAAGAGAAAAACATTTAAAACGCA